TGGTGAAATTACCGTCAAAACAGCAATGGGTGAAGTCATATTAAACCAGGCCTTTCAAGCTACGACCGCACGAACTTTTAATGACCAACCCAGCAAGCCCGTCATTTTAGATATAAGCCTGGATCTTATTGATAACATGATGATTGTTAATCCACCTAAATCTAAAAAAGCAAAATTAATTGAAGTGCAACAGACCAAAAGTGCGGATTATTTAGAGTTTAATGATTTGGATGTTGATTTTTTAGCTGAAGATTTTTTAGATAACGAAGAAGAATTGCAATTTACTGAACTCGATATTAATTATCTTGATACTAATTTTTTAGAAGATCTATTGAATATTATTGATGCTTTAGCAGTTAGCGATGAGGAAGATAAATTAGCCCAAGTCGGCAGCATTAATATTGTCGGTACTGCCATCGGTCAAGACAAAGATACTCAAATCACAACCTTTATTACCGGCGAAGTAGTCACACTGCTAAGAAATGTTAGCGATTATGCCAGGCTAGATTTAGATGGTGCAGACAGTTACACGGTTATCCTTAATCAAGGCGGCGTAGAAAATGTCATTAAAATAAATGGTGGTTCTAATAACATCATTACAATTTACCAAGGCAGCTAATGAAAAAAGTTATCCCTGCCCTACTCTTTGTTTTAGCACTGCCTTTACTCATGCAATGGCAGGCTTTAGAAATACTCAAATTAAAAACCTTTGATGCTTTAGTTCAAAAACAAGAGCCAACCGGTTATTTTGCAGTATTAGATTTGGATGAAGAATTTATAAACAATGAAGGCGGTTACCCATTGCCTAGATCTAGATTAGCTGAAATACACGTTGATATTTTAAGAGCTGGAGCAATGGGCGTAGGTTGGGCGTTTACATTTCCGCAAGCAGACAGAATGGGTGGTGATTTGGAATTTAGCCAGGCTTTGTCTTTTGCACCGACTGTTTTAGCTATGTTTGAAAATGACAACGGATCTTATCCACCAGCAGTCGGCACAGTTATTTTAGGTGATGACCAGGGCAATGGTTTTTTAGCTAGAGGCGTTGTTGAAAATATTGAGCTGCTAAAATTAAATGCCAATCAAGGTATTGCATCTGCCCCTACCGATGTTGATGGTTTGGTTAGACAGATACCATTATTGCTTAGAACACCAGACGGGTTTGCTCCAAGTTTTGCTCTTGAAATTATTAAGATCTTAACTGCACAAGATACTTATATTATAAAAACCAATGAGAATGGATTGGAAGAAATAACTGTCAAAGGTTTGCCACCTATTACAGTGGATCTGCTGGGCCGTAAATGGGTTAGTTATGTGGCCACACCGACTGTCACTTTAAAAGATTTAGATGTTAAAGATAAATTTGTAATAGTTGGCACAAGCGGTGGCGGTATCATGCCCCAAGTCGCAACCAGCGATGGTTTAAAAAGACCTCATTATTTGCAGGCCGCATTAGCAGAATCAATTTTACTACCTAACTCACCACAGATACCTAATTGGCATTTGTCCATTGAATTGATTATTTTTTTAATTATTGGCTTTACTGCGTGGCTGTTAACGAGTTTTTTAGGTATGACTCTTGGTTTAGTATCAAATATAACAATCATGTCAGGAACAGCCGTTATTGGCGTTTGGATGATAAAACGTGGTTTGCTCATTGATGTAACTTGGACAATGATTTCGCATTTTATTATTAGTGCTGCTGCTTACTATTTAAAGTTTAGAGAGCAATACAAACTCAGACAGCAGATTAAAAAACAATTTGGCACCTATTTATCACCAGACATGGTGCAAATGTTGCAAGCAGATCCATCGCTTTTGAAGTTAGGCGGTGAACGCAAAGAAATGAGTTTTTTGTTTATGGATATAGTTGGTTTTACACCCATTAGCGAACACTACAAAAACAATGATGATCCAGAAGGCTTGGTAAATCTCATTAATAATTTTTTAGATAGCATGACTAAAGTGTTACTAGCTCACGGTGCCACTATTGATAAATATATGGGCGATTGCATTATGGCTTTTTGGAACGCACCACTAGAGTGTCCAAATCATGCCAGGCTATGTGTTGATGCTGCTCAAAAAATAGAAATAGAAGCGAAGAAATTTAACAAAGAAATATTAGCCATGGGTTTGCCAGGCATCAAGGTCGGTACTGGTATTAATACTGGCACCTGCATCGTTGGCAACATGGGATCTGAAAATAGATTTGACTACTCGGTTATTGGCGATGCGGTAAATTTAGCAGCACGTTTAGAAGGTCAAACTAGAAACTATGATTGCGACACATTGATTGCAGAACACACAGTTAAGCTGTTGGGTTATGAAAATTTTATAATAATGGATGAGATCCAGGTTAAAGGTAAAGTTGAGAAAGTAAAAATTTACACTTATAAAAGTGTTGACTAAGCTTAAATGCAACTTAGCTTGAAACCATAGATTAAGTAAATTATGAAAGGTTTATTAGGAAATATTATTGGTGCAGTAGCACCAACAATCGGTTCAGCGTTAGGCGGCCCAATGGGCAACATGGCGATGACTATGGTTGCGGAGAAGTTAGGTTGTAAAAACACACCCCAAGACATTGAAAAAAAAGTACAAACGTTAACACCTTCGCAGCTATCAGAACTCAAAGAATTAGAAAATGAATTTGCAGTCAAAATGAAAGAACTCGATGTCGATATCTTTGCTTTAGAAACTGCCGATGTCCAAGATGCTAGAAAAAACTTTGCTAAAGATTGGACGAGTAGATTCATTGGCATCTTAATCGTTTCGGGTTTTATCGGTTATATTTTTTTAGTCACACTAATGCCACCAGAAGAAAATAGCGAAGCGGTTATTAACCTGGTGTTAGGTTATTTAGGTGGTTTAGCATCGGCGATCATATCTTTTTATTTTGGAGCATCGCAAAGCAATGAATAGCGAATTGATTGAACATATTATCGAGTTTGAAGGTTTAGAATTAAAACCTTATCAATGCACCTCTAATAAAACCACAATTGGCGTAGGGCGTAATTTAAGCGATAACGGGATTACTTATAGCGAAGCTATGATGTTGCTACAAAATGATATAGACACAGTTGTATCGGAATTAGAACAACGCTACGAATGGTTTGAAGAACTACCTCCTAGAGCAAAATTAGTTTTAGTAGATCTAGGTTTTAATTTAGGCGTGCCAACACTGGCTAACTTCAAAAAAATGCTGGCTGATATACAAGATGGCTTGTGGGAATCAGCAGCTATAAATTTATTGGATTCACGTTATGCAAAACAAGTTGGCAGGAGAGCTACTTACAATGCCTCGATGCTTGAAACAGCCGGCACAGATCATAGCCTCCCTACAACTCCAGCTATCTAAGCCAAATAGAATAAGTGCCGTTTTCTTGGCGTTTAGTCGTAACGCCTTTTAATTGCAACTTATAAGCTCTTTGCCTCAAGCCTTCCATGTCTTTGTAACTTAAATCAGTTACAGTTTTACCATCTTCTAAAAACTCAATTAAAAAATCGTATTTAGCTTTTGATGGCTTTTGGTCGGTAATATTAAAGTTCATTTTTTTCTTCCTTGATGGTTATTGTTTTGGATCTAAAAGTGCCGCCTTCAACCGCAGGTTTTATTTCTGGCGGTTTAGCTTTAACAGTCCTTTTGCCCCATTTGACGGTATAGTCGGTTTTAACGCCATTACTAACAAAAGAATGCGTACCAACTAAGTGATTGCCTAAATGATCCATGAGTTTGACCTGGGCATCGTCTTTGATAGTTTTCCAGTACTTAATATGGAAGTCCGCTTCATTATACAAATCAATATAATCTAAAGATTTGCTTTCTAACTCGATCGGAGCTTCTTCTGGATCTGGATATATGACCACCGCATCATTAGCTGATTCAGGTGGAAAATAATCAAAGTCATTAATACGACGTTCAAAATCATTGACCGTTTCATGTATTTTTTTAATTAAGGTTGGCAACTTTGGATAAATAAATATTTTAAAATGAATCGATTGATATAAAACTACTAAGACTCCATAACTAGCATTTTTAATATCCATCAAACCTTGCAATTGGATAGGCCCTCGAAAGTTAGCTGGCACATCTTCTGGAAAAGTAGATGTGATTTTGCACTCCATAACGCCCTCGCCGGACAATGTGATTGCTCCACTTTCAGTCATTACATATATACCTTTCGTAGCATCTGTTTTTACAAACAATGGTGCATCGGTATAGCACAAACCATCTAATGAACCTTCAAGACTGATACTGCTATGTTTAACAGCCTGGTTAATATCAGTTTCTATTTTACTCAACCCCAAACGGTGTTGTGCTTCGGTAAGTAAAGTTGGCTCCATAACGTCACCCATACGCATAATTGAGTTTTGCTCTATGCGTATATCTTCACCTTTTTTGGCTCTAATAAAGTCTGCTAATTGTTCAACTCGACTCTTGTATGGATTCTCACCCATCATTGTGGCAAGTGTTGAGCAAGTGGGTCCATCGTCTCTAGTTAGCTTGCCTACCATTGCGACACCCCCCAAAAATATAAAACGACAAGCAGCACAATTAATGTGTTTAAGTAGCTTATGTGACGTTTTAAAAAACTAGCGAATCTAGTTAGTTTAGTTTGCTTGTTGGCTTTAGGTAGCCAAATTAGCTTGTTTCTATTAGTTGATTTAGTTGGTATTACCTTTCTATATATTATACGAATCTTCGCAAACATATGAGAGCCTACCGCCATGGCGGTCTTTTGAGGTAAGACACCAGCAAAAACAACGCTGATAATGAATTTTACATCGGTCAATAGTTTCATCTGTATCTCCTATTCAGGTTTTATAAACACCGTATAACTACTATAGGTCTACTCCCGTAGACCCTTTAGCTTCTATACAGCTCCTTTGTATGTAGATCCTTCGGTACTATCATCCCCAGCTTTCGACTTGAGAATGAAATTAGCCCAACTAATCACATTACGAGCGTGCAGCAACCGCAGATAAATTGGTATCTTTTGGCGACTGACTTTCTCTAACTCAACTTTGACCTCGGTAAAAATATCGATGGCTTCGTTGATGTGTTCGATTTTATCCATGGGTACCGTGATTCGTTTTGAACCTTCTTGGTTGTCCATGTTGTATTTATTTTTTATCATTTGTCTCTCCTTGCAAATTGTAGCGAATTGTATTTATAAAACATTTTGTTTTCAGTTGTCCAATTTATCGTCAGTCGGATTGACCGTCACATTGACCGTCACTTTGTCTCGGCTGGCTTCGGCAACTATTTTTTCACCAAAGATTTCCAAGCGGTTGATGTTGTCTAACATCTTAGAAGCATTATCAACGCACAGCCTTAAGGCTTCTTTGTTGGTATCAATCGCTGAATTGATTGCCTTTAAAAACAGCAAAGTCTCACGCACCGCTAATAAATCTTTAATTTGATAACGTCGGTAACGTCTATCGTTGTTGTCGGCTACTACTTTCAATATGTTCTCCTCAATTAGCACTGCTAAAAATCGATCTACGGTTTTTGGTGAAAAGTTAGTGCAACCTAATATTTGATTGTAAGTAAAATATTTTTCAGCACGTGCAAAGACAATGATGTCCATGAACAAAATATAATAACGGCTATCGTAGGTAAATTTCGTGGGTATTTTGGTAGTGTTTATGAGCAATTGGTGAAAGTCTCTGAAAAATCCGTTGAAACCTTTAGCCAGTTGATAGGTCATTGCAATATTTTCTGCCAATGGATAGTCGATCTTAGACATATGGTCTTTTAATTCTTCGTTTTGAGGTGAACTATCAAGCACGTCAAAATAACTCTCTGCTAATTCTTTATCATTCATTTTTTTCGCTCCTGGAGTTTAAGTAAATTACGCACTGAGGTTGGGTGCCAAGTACCACCTCTTGCAGTTGGGATCTTCCTGCGATTCAATTGATCGGCTATATCTTGCAAAGATTTGTTGCCATCTTTTTTTATCTCTAGCACGGTCGCCAACAATCCATCAGCTCGATCTTGAGCATATTGCCCTACTGCTGCTTTGGCTTTTAATCTGGCTTCCGATAATTTTGGCGAACCTAATTTAATACCTTGAGCCTTTAACTCTTGCATTTTCGTTCTAACCTTGGCACTCGTTTTATCAGCTTTGGTTTGAGCAATATTGACTAACAATTGCAATTGCATCGGTTCAGATCCCATTACATCGCAACCTAAAACTTGAAAACTTTTAGTTTCTCTTTCAGTTTCTAAGCAACGATAAATAAACACCTGGTTACTTATTAAGTGCTGCATTTTAGGCACGATAAGCGATGCCCCATTTTTCTGGCAATGTGCCAGGGCAAGCTCTAATTGCGGACGATGAAAACGTCTTTTAGGATTTGGCTCAATGTACCACTCAATAATTTGCCAAGAGCCACCGCCTAAAGTTCGCAAGCAGATCTCCTCGGCTTCTTTTAAATTAATACCATTTGATAAGTAACCAATGAACTTACCAAATGATCGACTGTTGACCGGTATTAGTAATTTTTTATTTGTCATGTATTCCCCTTTTTTGTTTGTTGTATAAGAAGAATTTATATAATCCATGTTGTTAATTGTTCCCATTTGTGGTTATAAATTACTTTAATTATTAAATATAAGCAAATCTGTATTTTTAATTGACACAAAAAAAGGGATCCGCAGATCCCTTTTTAGGTTTAAGTACTAATGAAAAAACTATGCACTTAAAATTTCTAACTGTTCGTGTGACACTCTTTTGCGGACAGCTAAAATAACATCCTCTCCCCTCGCCTTCATGCGTTCTAACTTGGAATTAGCAATGTGTATGTGATTGCAACCCCAAGCCAGTACGTATTTATCGCTGTCGGCTTCTCTTTTGTGTATTTGGTATATCATAGTTTACTCCCGTTTTGTTTCTAATTGTTACCATTAGTTATTGAATATATCTAAATTTAATATAATTTTCAATAATTAATTGTACTTATTAGGTTTTATAAAAATGAAACAAGAAACGCAGAAAAAACTCCAACAACTTTATGTCGAAGAAGATTTGCATAGCCAGGTTAAAAATTTGGCTACTTTAAAACAACAGGAAATTAAAACTGTTGTCAGCAATATCCTCAGACGTGGCATTAAAGAAGATGGTTTTTTTAAGCACTGCCAAGAAATGTACGCAGCCAATCATAAAGAGAGAAAACAATACAAAGACGAGCCAATCAGCTTTGAGTTGTATTGCCAAGAAAACATCTTATTTTTGCACGATACGTTTGAGGGCAATGCTTTTTTATAAACCCATAAGTATTTGTATTTAACTAAACGGAGTGCTAAATGAAAGATTTAGGAATAAACGCAGGAGCGACTGGCAGTCAATTCATCAAATGGAATGTCGGTCAGGAAATGTTTGAAAACGGAGATGGCGAAGTAGGAATGGATAAATTTCTCTTTGACTATCATTCATTAAAAAGCGGTTGGGGCAAAATCCAACCTGGTATATCACCAATTTGGGTATGGGATGAGGAGCTTGGTTTAGCCAAATCCAATCCTGGTGCCAATGAGGATGATAAGAAGCTGTTTAAAAGAGCTTTATCAGTCGATCTTTACACCAAAAAAGAAGGGTTTATGACCTGGACGACTAACGGTGCTGGAGCTAGAGAAGGTCTCAATGAGATCTGGGTGATGATCTATGAAGCCAAAGACAATAACCCTGGCAAATTGCCGGTTGTTAAATTGACTGGAGCTAACAAAAAACAATTCAAAATTGGCGGTACATCAGTCCCCACGTTTGAGCTTGTTGGTTGGGCAGCTAAACCAGATGACTTTGCCCCAGCCGAACCAGAAAGCGAGTTGCCAACAGAACAACCGGCAGCCGAGTCAACATTTAAAGACGATGAGATTCCCTTTTAATGTCGATTAAAGAATCAGCAAAACAATACAACGATCTAGGTTTGAGCCTAGTAGCAATGAAATCAGGCCATAAAGGACCTAATACAGCTAACTGGCACACCCAAGGCGTTGATATTGACCAATTGTCTGAGCAACAGAATATTGGTCTGATTCACAACCTAAGTTCTACTTGTAGTCTCGATATCGATGATCGAGACGATGCCATCAAGGTGTTTCAAGATTATCTTGGCATTGATGCCATAGAAATGAAAAAACACTACCCTTGCTGGCGTGGCAAACGTGATGGAATAAAGTTTTTATTTAGGATGCCTAATCTTGAACACATTGGGATAAAAAAACTTACATACAAAGAAGGTTTGGAAGTAGTGACCGTATTTGAACTGAGAGGATCTACGACCGGCACCGGAGTGCAGGATGTGTTACCGCCTTCTATACATCCGTCAGGATTGGCTTATGAATGGGTTACTCCCTTACCTACTTCATTTGAGCAAATCCCCTTACTTCCACAACGCTTAATTGAGTTGTGGGAGAATTGGGAAGTCGAAGAAAAAGCGATGCTGCATTGCCTGGGTAGATTTAAACCCGAAGTTGTTAAACGTCAGTATCAAGAGCAGACCGATTCCCAAGACATCATCGAACAATTTAACAGTCGTTATACCGTGACTGAAATACTAGAAAAAAACGGCTATATAAAAAAGGGATCCAACAGGTTTTTATCGCCCCACTCGTCTAGCAAAATGCCTGGCTTAGTGTTACTCGATGACAATGTTATTTATTCACATCATGGCGGGGATGAATTGGGCGATGGCAAATCGCATGATGCTTTTGATGTGGCAAGAATTTTAGAAGCCAACTCAGATTGGAAAACGGCATTTAATAACGCTAGATCTGATTTAGGCATAGAACCGGTCATTTACAAAAAGCCAATTGATGTTAGAGCCTTTAAGTTCTTTCACGCATCCGAAGCTATCAACAAAGCTACAGCACCCAAATGGGTCATTAAAAATGTTGCGGAAGAAGATAGCTTGGTCGGTATATTTGGGGCTGCTAAAACCGGTAAATCATTCATTGCAGTCGATATGGCAGGTTGCATTGCTACGGGCAAAGATTGGCACGGTCAACGCACTAACGAAGGTTTGGTCTTGTATTTAGCTGGGGAAGGTGTAAACGGCTTAAGTCGCCGATTGTTAGGATTTGAGCAAGTAAACAACGTCTTATTGAAAGACAGCAAATTACACTATTCAGAGCGTGGCGTGCAAATACTAGATGATCTCGATGCCGAAATGATGCGAAACGAAGCATTGGCAATCCAAGATCTATATAAAGAACCACCCAAAGCGGTGTTCATCGATACGTTGGCTCGTAACTTTGGCCCAGGTAATGAAAACAGTACTGAGGACATGAATAGATTCGTAGCCAATGTGGATCGCTTTATAAGGGAAGAATTTAGATGTGCAGTCATACTGATACATCACACTGGACACAACGAAGGATCTGCCGGACGTGGGCGAGGATCTTCTGTATTACCGGCAGCATTGGATGCCGAATACAAGGTGACTAAGAATGATGATCCATTGGATCGCACCAATTGGTCGATAGATCTACAGCAAACTCTAATCAAGGATGGGCGTGGTATTGCTCCGATGCGATTTGCCTTTCAAGAGACACAGTTTCACCATTTATTAGATGAAGATGGCGACCCTACGACATCAGGTGCTTTGATTGCTGATACATATACGCCACCTAAAAAACCCAAGTCATTGGGAGCCAATCAAAAGATAGTTTACGAAGCGTTGCAAACCGCTTATGGGCAAAGAGTTAGAGAAGCTAGAGCTGATGGGTTGGAAATAGAGCAAGTAGCCGTTACTCAAAAAGAGCTAAAAGAAGCGTGCGGAGATATGACATCTTCGGGTTTGTCTAATGCAAAATCTGCCCTTTTGGAGCAAGGATTAATAGAGGAAATTATCGGTGCTGGCTTTGTGCCAAAAGATAAGGAGTTATTTTGATGTATAAATTAACGCATAAATTAACGCATAAACTACATAAAACGCATAAATCGAAACGTACATATCACATAAAACGCATAAAACCCCTTAAGGTTTATGCGTTTATGTGTGTGTTTTGCATAAAAAGAGGTTTATGTGACTAGGAAACATGATTGGGAGTGGTCAACCGAAAACCCTAACAAAGCCGAAGCAATGAAAGTTTTGGCAAGCGTAGATCAACGCAAAAAAGAGATCCACAAAAAATGGGGTAAAGAACGATTTATGGAGTTGATGGATCCAGAGCTTAGATTGCGATTCATGCAAATGCAGCACAAATTTGAAGAAGCTATAAAAACAGTCAATTATCTATCTATTAAAACTAATAGCGAAGGTATGTTGCGAGCCTATGAGAAATGCGAGCAAAGCATGGTGCAACATGGCCATGAAGAATTGACCGGCGATATTTGGTCAGTCAACTTTGAAGGCTTAAATATCTTAGTAGTTAAAGATGAAGATTTTTATGCAAAAGCAGTTGATATCTGTAAAGCCGAAGCACGCACTGATTCCGTTTGGCACTTAAATGAGATTTTACGTTATGTGAATAAAGACTTATTCACAGTAGCCGATAAATTTAAAAAAACCTTTCCAGGGAGCAAATTGAAATGAGCAACAGCCACAACCAAAGATTGTTAGAAGATCTATTTAGAAAATACAAAGATCAAGGCATGAGTGACAAAGAAGCCGATGCAATGGCATTAGCAGAATTTTATGAAGCAGCAGAAGAATGAAACCAATTAAAGTTTTAAGTTTGTACACGGTATGACAATAAAAATACTACAAGGCAATTGCCTAGATAAATTAAAAGATTTGCCAGAGCAATCTGTAAATACTTGTATTACTTCTCCGCCTTATTGGGGGTTGAGGGATTATGGCGAGGGCGAACAGTTAGGTTTAGAGGAAACTCCAGAAGAATTTGTTGATAACTTGGTTAATGTATTTAG